ATGACGCTTCAAAAGATGCTTTTCCAAAAAGATATGGCACCCAGACCGATGCCAGACTCTTATGAGTCACCAGACTTCGAAAGCATGAATATTGGCGATGGATACAAGGAATTTGTGATCAATGAGAACAACATGAATGATCAGGAATTGGTCGATGAAGTCTTTGGTGATGCACTCCCACCTGAACCAGAACCAGAAGCAGAACCAAAAGAAGATGCTGAAACTCCTGCTGAATAATTAATGTGGGAAGAATGGGCATTTAGACCTCATCCTGTTTATCCTTTGCCATCAAAGGAGCAGGTTGAGGTTGCAACATCAACTCCTGAAGGCACCGAAACCTTCAAGGAGATGATGCATGCGAGAGGCGAAAAACTTCGTCTCGAAATTGAAGATCCATATAATCACGGTTTTGAACCCGATCACTGGAAAGAGGCAGATGAGCTATTAGCAAAACACAGCAATCTCCTTGTGAGTGGAGGCAACCGTTCTGGCAAAACGGAATACTGCGCAAAGCATGTTGTAAAGCATCTCATGCAAAACCCAAAATCCAGGGTGATCTGCATGCACACTACTCACCAGTCATCGTTGCAGACTCAGCAACCAGTCATTCATAAATATCTACCTTTACAGCTAAAAGGTAAGAAGATTCGTAAAGACGTAGAGAACATCAGCTATTCACAGAAAAACGGTTTTAGCGATAACACCTTTATTTTGCCAAATGGATCTCAATGTTGGTTCATGCATTACAGTCAAGATCCCAGAGCATTTGAGGGACTGGAGATCGATCTTTGTTGGGCAGATGAGTTGATCCCCAAAAACCTGCTAGACACTCTCAAGTTTCGTTTGGTCACTAGAGCTGGGAAAATGCTCGTCAGTTTTACTCCGGTTGAAGGAATGACTCCGGTGGTCAAGGACTTTGTCGCAGGTGGTGAGGTCACCGAATGGGCAGATTCGGAATTACTCCCCGATGTCAACATTCCAACGGGACCGAAGGGGAAAATGCCATACAAGATGCGATGCAGAAATGAGCAGTCTGCATGCATCTGGTTTCATACTGAGTGGAACCCTTACAACCCCTATGAGCAACTGAAGCAGAGGTTGCAAGGTCAGCACACCAACGAAATCAAAATACGTGCATACGGTTGGACAGAAAGCGCAATTGGAAATGCATTTCCTCGCTTTGGAGATGGTCACGTAATTGATCACACGCAGATCCCTAAAGAGGGAAAAAACTTCATGTGTGTCGATCCAGCAGGGTCAAGAAATTGGTTTATGCTCTGGGCTAGAAACGTTGGAGATGACCTCTACATATATCGTGAATGGCCCGATGCTTCGATGGGTGAATGGGCTATACCTTCAGAGAAACCCGATGGTTCCGCTGGTCCTGCACAGAGAGCAGGTGGTGGAGGCAACTCAATCGTTTGGTATAAAAAACTGATCACCGATCTTGAAGATGGTGAGGAAATCTTTTTGCGATTAATTGATCCTAGAGCATGCAAGGCTAAATCACTTGATGGTCGAGAAATACTTGATGAGTTGAAAATGGGAGAAGCAGGAATGTGGTTCGATCCAGCTTCAGGCGCACAGATCCAGCAAGGTGTGGGACTGATTAACGATCTTCTTTACTATGACAACCATCAGGAAATCGATGATGAAAATCGCCCCAGATTATTTGTAAGCAATCGATGCAAGAATCTAATTTTCGCAGTCAAGGAGTGGTCAGGAGCAGGAGGAGAAAAAAGCCCAACCAAAGATCCCATCGATGTGCTGCGGTATATCGTGCAAGAAGAAAACTTATTCACCCCACAAAACACACTAGGCACAAGCGGAGGAGGCAGTTATTAGATGAAGGAAATCAAATGAAATACCCTAAATTGATAGGATTTAAAGAAACGCGAGCGATGACTGGTTTATCGACTTACGAAATTCAGTATTTAATAGAGCAAGGCGACCTCACCGCAGTTATCCCTGTGAAGAGAAAACGCAAATTGATCCATCAACAGGTGGTCGATTATATGGACAAATTGTATGAGTCAAGCAAACGAATCTCTGGTTAACCTCTGCGAGGAATATAAACGTGCTGGTGGAACCAGTGCAACGCACCATTACCAAACCCGAACTGATTCGGTTCGTCTGGCTCGATGGAGAGGACAATCCGAATCTGGTCGCAAGGAGCAACGCTACTATGACAAAGAAAAAGTTTTCCCCTGGGATGGTTGCTCTGATGTCAGATGCCGATTGACTGATCAACTGGTTGGTGAATTCAAGGATCTCCTTGTCACCGCATTTAAGCGAGGCACTTTAAGAGCAGGTGCAACAGAGGCAAACGATGCTGAGTCCGCACAGTTACTGACTACCCTGCTTCGCTATTATCGGGAAAATTTACTGCAACAAGAATTGCATGAAGCAGCATCTTTGCTTGCAGACTATGGTCAACAAGATGGGATCTCGTTTTTGCAAATCGGTTGGAAGAGCGAAGACACCAAAAAACGAATCCCGATGTCGCTTCCAGTCTTGCAGCAAATGGCACTTGCAGCAGATCCTGAAAGTTTGCAAGCCAGACTCCCAGAGTTAATCGCAGATGAGCTATCAGAGAACGAAGCTATTGAGGCGATCAAAGGAATTTTAAACGTAACAACCAGGGACGCTCGCAAAGGAATTAAGAAACTTCGCAAAGGTGAGGTTGTGCAAATTCCGATCATCGAGCAGACGGTCAATCAACCTGACATTTCTGCATGCAGGTTATACATCGACGTTTTCATTCCACCTGAGACAATCCATCTTGAAAATGCTCGATATGTTTTTCGTCGATACTACATGAGCGAAACTGAACTTCGCTCTTATGGTTTTGATGAAAAATTTGTCGAAAAGGTTTTAAGCACAAAGGACGATGTATCGCACACCTACCAAAACTCATTTGCGTCATACATCGTTGAGCCTGGATTTCAGGATGGCATGTATGAAATCGTCTATGCATACGAACGAAAGCTCGATGAAGACGGTATGCCCGAAATTGAATGCACTGTTTTCCATCCCGACCTAAATGACATTGAGGGCAAGAAAGAGACACTGGACTATCTCTCAGGAAAATATCCATTCATCGCATACAGGCGAGAAAATGCAGTTCAGAAACTCGTTGAAACCAGAGGACTTAGTGAGATTTGTCACACCTGGCAGGACGAGATAAAAACTCAACGAGACATGCTTGCAGATCGCGCCAGCTTGTATGTGAACCCTCCCATAGTTCATGCTGCGAGATCCGGTGGTAATTATGAATTCCGGCCTGGATCGACTATCAGTGAAATGCGAGCAGGAGAAATCCGCACGCTTGATCCACCTAGATCCTCAATCACTGAGAGTATTGAAATCATAAATTACGTTGAAAGGCAATGTAATGAATACTTAGGACGAATGGGCCCGGGAATGGACCCTACTGTAGTTGCGATTCGCAGACAGGCAACTGTCGATAACTTCATGACGGTTTGGTCAAAGGCATTTTCAAAAATGTTCCAACTCATGCAGATCTTCTTGACCGATGAAGATATGGTAAGGATCGCTGGTAAGTCATTGAACATGCCTAGATCCAGCAAGGAGATACAAGGCAACTTTGATTTCCGAATTGTTTTTGATAGCAAAGAATTGGACAACGATTATCTGCTTAACAAAATGCAAGCACTCACCTCACTTGCGCTTCCCAACGATTCCGCTGGTGTAATAGATCGAGGTGCGCTTGTGACTGAAATCGCAAAAGCCATTTCACCCTCACTCGCAGATACGATCGTCATGCCGAAAGTTGGTGTGTCGCAGAAAATTTATCAAGAGGTTATGGGGGATATCATCGCTATGGCTCAAGGCAATGCAGTTCCTCCTAAACAAGATGATCCTGCTGCACAAACGAAACTGCAATTTGCGAATCAGATCATACAATCAAATCCAAAATACCAGGAAGCTTTGCAGAACAACGCTGATGAACGCTTTGTACAGCTCATGCAAGGTTACCTGCAAAATCTCCAGTTCCTTGTGCAGCAAGAACAGAATGCAATCACTGGAAGAACTGGTGTAGCACCTCAACAATGATGGACGAAGAACAGATCAAGGAAGCATTTGCACAAATCAAGGGATCTCCTGCTGATAAAGCATTAACACAAATCCTTGAGCAATCGGTTCAGGATGGACTGGCAACCGCAATAACCGCAGGAAAACCTGACAGTGAGCGTGCATATGATTGCGGATGGGCAGCAGCAATATATTCGTTTGCCGAACGTATGAACACTTACAGATCATGACAAGCACCCCTTCAATGCGAAGGGGTTTTTTTGTGCAAGTTGC